AGCGTTAAGACCGTGCATAGACTTAAGATCTTGGTACATTTCAACAGAGTATTCTGCTTTCAATTTACAAAATACAAATAAGAATTGATCTTATTTGTAGCTATTATATCTAGAATTTACTTAAAAACTTTTATCTAGGTAATCTTTCGATTACTTAGAAAGCAAACTTTCAGAGAAGTCTACGTTAAAAGTTCTTGCATAAATGCCTTCGCCTTCGTTCAGGGGATTTTCCTTGATTCCATAACGAGTATTCAAAATAATCGCTGGTTGGCCACTTTCAGGGTGTACAACACGTGTGAAAGAAACTGGTACATACGGTGCGTAGTAACCAATAGCATCACGACGGTCAGAACCTTTGTACAATACAGTACAGTAATCAGTGATAGCGAATGCATCCATAACAACTTTCATTTTGTTGAAAGTTCCGATAACTGAAACACCAACTGCAGTAGCATCAACAGTTGAATCAGTAGCAACTGGAAGGTAACCTTTGATTTGCTCAAGAACAGTAGCAACTTTTGGAGATACAAGCAAGATATTACCAGCTCCACGTCTAGTTAAACGAGCGATTTCACGAGATTCATTAGCAATCTTAAGAGATAAGTGAGCCATGTTTTCTAGTTCGAAACGAGTTGAACCGCTTGAAGTAGCACCACCAATCTTGAAGTCACCAGCAGGAGCAGCCCATGCATTAACCATATCAACAATTTCTCTGTCCAATTCGTTTTGAATTTCAACAGCCATAATGTTCATAAGTTCTTCATCAGCGTTAAGACCGTGCATAGACTTAAGATCTTGGTACATTTCAACAGAGTATTCTGCTTTCAATTTACGTGATTTAACACCAATTTGAGTTTGTTTAATTTCAAACCCGATTTCAGCCATATCGTAACCCAAAAGTTCCGCTTCAGTTGTTGGTAAAGAACCAGTATAACCTTTAAGGATTTTACGGAAAGTCAATTCGTTAGAGTAAGTAGTAACAACATCAGTGATAGTTACACCAGCAGCGTCAGTAAGTACAACACCAGCAGAAGCAATTTTAGTATCGATAAGGATTAAGTTACCTTCAACGTAAATAACGATTGCAGAAGCAGTTCCAACTTTAACAGTTTCGCCTTTAGTAATAGCAGCACCAGAAACAACTTGAACGATTTGACCACCTTTAACAGGAGACATACGACCGCCAGTTTTGTCAGCAGCATTAGCACCCATACCAGTATATCTAAATGCAAGTGAGTAAATAAATCCAGTTGGACTTGTAAGAGGTTGAACACCTACTAATTCATTAGCAATAAGTGCTGGTTGAACACGACGTGCAAGTGGCATAAAGATTGGTGTAAATTGAGCAACATCTCCAGCTACAGTTCCTTCAGTCATTAATCTACTTTCTTCTTGAGCTTGATTCTCAAGTAACAAAGCCATGTTTGGTTTTTCTGACGCCTTAATTGACGGCATTTTTGCAGATTCAATTAAATCTACATATTTTTCAGTTAAAAGTTCCATTTATATTCTCCTATTTTGTTTATTTTATTTATTTATATAAAGTATTTTTGATACTTAATACTGTTTTTATATACTATATGTCCGTTTATATGACTTAGTATAAGTGACTAGCTTTAGCAGAAACGTATTTCTTACTTGTTGCTGACTCAACGATCGGAGCAACTACGACTGGTTCTTCTTTTACTGCAACTTTAACAGCAGAAACAGATTCAGCCAATGTATCCAATTTGTTCATAAACTCTACTGGGTTTTTAGCATCAAATTCAACAATTTTAGCTAATTTCAAAAATTTATCTTTTTGAATATCAGTCATGTTTTCCATAGATTCTTTAATAAGACCAGTCTTTAACAACTCAGCATTTTTAGACTCAAGTGCAAGAATTTCTTTAACTAAAGCATCAACTTTTTCAGAATCATCGACTACAGTAACAGCAGGTACTGCTTCTTCTTTAGCTTCAGTAATGTTAGCAATTGTAACTCCAGTAGCTAACAACATAGCATTAAAACCTTCTAATACAGCTTCGTATTTTTCAGATTTAATTGATTCATCGATTGCAAAAGTATTTTCAGTTACAAATTCTTCAACTACTCTTGTCAAGTAAGCGTCTAATTTGTCTTCTAATTCTTCTTTCATTTCAGTCATTTGAGCTAACATATAAGCTTCATATGCTTCTTCTTTGCTTTCAGCTAATTTAACAGCTTCTACAAGAACAGCTTTATCAAATGACTCAGATAATTCAATTTTAACTTCTTCAGCTAAATCTAAACTTTCTAATATTTGTTTCATATTATTCTCCTATTTTAATTTTAATTATTTATATATCCAGTATATTTAGTAATATCTAGTATACAAATAAAGAGCTATTTTCAAACTATTTCATGTGCTCAATTTTATATACTGCTACATACGATATGCTGTTAATTAACGACCTAAAAATTTATCTTTTAGTTTAGATAGAACAGCTTGGTCCATTTCTGGAAATGCTTCTTTCATATCTTTTTCCCATTCTTTAACATCGTCATCGTTTTCAGCCAAAGTTAGAGAATATTCTAAAGCACTATTAAGATCATCTCTAGTTATCTTTTTAATTCTAACTAGAGCTTCTAGTTCTGAATCTAATTTTTTACTTTCAGTCATATCATTTAAAGCTTGAATTAGTGCCTTAGCCTTAGTTTCATCCATAATAGAACCTGTAATTTCTGTGTTTGCTGTAGCTTCTACAATTTCTTCAGATTTAATTACATTATTTTCTCTAAGATATAAATCAACATTTTCAACTAATGAATTGTTTTTAGATTCTACTTCATTCATAAGTTCTTTTAGATATAAATCAACATTATCATAGATTTCTTTTTTAGCATTTTGAACTGCTTCATCAATCTTTTCTTGGATAGGACATTTTTCTTCTAAATTATGAACACCAAAGTTTTCAGATAAAGCTTTTTGAGTGTCTTTATTAGAGGCTTCAATTTTATTTCCTGTAACTATTACTATATCAGTATAAGGTTCACTTCCCTTTTTACGATAAATAGTTTTACCTGACATAGATGATACTTCTTCATAATCTAATGATTTTAGTTTATCTTTTATATCTAATTTTTTAGATTCATTCATAGAAAGCCCACAAACTTCTCCAACACACCCATTTTCGTCAACTGTGTATTCTTTATCTAGCATAATACCATTTTCAAAGACATAACCTTCTACAACACCATTTAACATCGCGTTATAATCTGATGGCATGTCAACCAAATCCGCTGTTATTAATTTAAAATCTTCTACTATACCAGTAGCAGAAACTTTACCTACACCTCTAGTACTAATACCTATTTTAACGCCTTCTTTAATAAGACCTTTTAATTTATTAGTAATTTCAGTATTATCATTTAATATTTTAGCTTTAACCCAAACATTACCATCATCTTTAAAAGCCAATTCTGTTATTCTCATAACAGCCTTTATAGGGTCAACAGTGCTTCTAGCTGGATGTTGCCATTCCCCAAGAGAATTAACAGTTCTATCAGTAATTTCTTTCTGATACTTAGCTACCTCACGTTCCCAAATAGCTCTAGAGTAAAATCTACCATTTCTATTTTTTACTTCAGGCGTCGAGCATATTCCTGATAGATAGTAATTGCGTTCTGTTTGCCCACTTGACTCGTTTAATTCGTCTTCTATTTCGCCAGTTAATAAACTGCAGCCTTCTAATATTAGCTTCATAGATAACCTCCTATTTTTATAAGTATTTAACTTGTATTATTTATATTGTTGTGTTAGAGCAAAGATTAAAAATAAATTTAATCTTCGTCTTGTGTAGAAGGAGTAGCAGTAGGATCTGTAACAACAGTAGCGTCATCTGTACTAGGAGTTACTTCAGGAGTATCAGATGATCTAATTTTTGCAAACGTGCTTTGCATACTTTGCAGTCTCTTAAGTTCATCACTTTTACTTTGTATTACTGG